TATCTGGCTACAGTGGCGCGTCAGGCATATCTGGCTACAGTGGCACATCTGGCTACAGTGGCACATCTGGCTATTCTGGCATCCAAGCCCCTATCGGCGGTTCAAATACACAGATTCAATATAACAACTCTGGTGTTTTGGGCGGTGTCCCATTATTAACTTATAACGGCACAACCCTAGCCCGCACAGGCGGAACAATAGACAACACAGTCATTGGCGCAACAACCCCCAATACTGGCACATTTACTACTATTACAGGACAGACAGAAGTATTAAAAGGTACTGGGCAGAATTTAGTTACTTATTCCAATACATTTACTAATGCGATTTGGACAAGAAACAATTCTTCTGTAGTTGCAAATACAACAACTGCTCCAGATGGAAGCTCAACAGCCTCAACAATTACTTTTACTGGTGGCGGAACTCAATCATCAATAAGCAATTCAATATCTTTTGTATCTGGATTGGCATACACAGAATCTATTTATGTTAAATATATTAATCAACAATGGATTCAATTATCTTATGGAGCTGGTTCATTTTCTACAGTTCCGTATGCAAACTTTGATGTTCAGAATGGTGTATTAGGGACTGTTGGTGGAAGTGCAACAGCAACCATAACTTCTGTAGGTAATGGTTGGTATCGTTGTTCTATGACGGCTACCTCTACAGCGGCTACTTCCGCTGGTGCATTATTAACATACGCAATAGATTCGGGTACAGCCGTTAGAGGTGCAAATTTAACAGCTTCTGGAACAACAGCATATTTATGGGGTTCACAACTTGAAATCGGCTCTGTAACCAACACCTATGTCCCCACAACAACCACAGCAGTTTACGGAACTCCTACCCTATCCTTTAGTGGGGTAGCAGGACTAGGACTTCAATCAGATGGTTCTCTTTATGTTTCTCCAGCAGGAACAGGCGCACTACAAGCACAAGCTACTACTTCATCTACAGTAGGTGGTAATGCTAGGGGTGCTAATGCTGTTGATTGGCAGACAAGTAGAACTTCTGCTGGACAGGTGGCTGCTGGTCCACAATCTGTTATTGGTGGCGGTTTAAACAACCAGTCAAATTCAGGTTTTTCAACTATTGCTGGCGGTTCAAATAATTTGGTTGCTTCAACAGGAGCTTCTATTTTAGGAGGAAAAAGCAATCAATCTTCACAAGATTATTCTGTTTCTGTTGCTGGTCAATCAAACATAGCAGGTGGTTATTTTAACTTTATTGGAGGCGGCTATACAAATAGCGGAACATCATCTTCTACTGTTACAACCCAAGCCGCTGCAACAAACGGGGTTACAAGTGGTTCTACTGCGGTAACTCTTGCAGCTTCAAACGCCTCTATCAAAGTTGGTCAGTTAATAACTGGCACAGGCATTGTTTCTTATACCTATGTAGCCGCCATAAGCGGAACATCCCTTACCCTTTCCCAAAATGCTAATGCTACAGGAACACCAACTCTATCTTTCTATACCCCTCATGGAGTAGTAGTAGGAGGAGGAAACAACCAAGCTACTGGTAGTTATTCATTTATCGGTGGTGGTGGCGATGCTGGTACTGCGGCTAATAGGAATACGGCAAGTGGTGATTGGTCTTTTGTTGGTGGTGGATGGGCAAATAAGGCAGTAGGTAATGCTTCATCTGTTGTAGGCGGAGGAGTTAATGGCTCTGGAACTACGGCTGGAAATACTGCCAATGCTACAAGTTCATATATTGGTGGCGGTTTTTCAAATACAGTCAGCATAAATGGTTTTTCAAGCACCATTGGTGGTGGTTCTTTTAATAATACAACAGCATCTCATACAACTATTGCTGGCGGTAGATATGGAACAGATAGAGGTATTACTGGATATACTGTATTTCCAGCCTGTTATCAGCCCATAACCAATGCTTCAGGAGTTTCACAATCCGCTTTATTAATTATTGCAAAACAAACAACTGATGCTACAGCTACTGTTTTAACTTGTGATGCCAATGCCGCTTCTACTAATAATCAAGTAATACTACCTAATAACTCTGCTTATTACTTTAAAGTAAGCGTTATTGCCAATGTGACAGGTGGTGGAAATACAAAGGCTTGGACACTAGAAGGTGCTATAAAGCGTGGTTCAGGTGTAGGAACTGCCGCTATTGTAGGTTCTGTTACGACCAATATCGTTGCTGCAGATACAGGCACAAGCGGATGGGCAGTCACCGCCACAGCAGATACAGCGAATGGTGGATTGGCAATTACAGTAACAGGACAGGCATCTACTACAATTCGTTGGGTAGCAAAATGCGAAACAGCAGAAGTAACTTACTAAGGAGCAATAATGGCTTTAAAACTTAAACTCGAACAAACCCAATTTGGCGTACCAGCCCCAAAAGCCTACGCTAGAATTACGAACTTTTTTGGCACAAAAGACAATATCCAAGTGCAAGTTGCAATTCATTACGATGAAAATGCTCGTCAAACGAATATGGCTACTGTGCGTGAAGATGCTCATTACATCGCTATTGAATCACTTAAAGGTGATATAATTCCAGCTATCTATGGCGTATTAAAGACTTTTAGCCAGTATGAAGGTGCTGAGGACTGCTAATTTAGGGCAGTTTTACCCTTTTTTGTGTATTAGTGTATAATATAGGTTCGTATGAACTGAAAAGGACACTGTGAAATACAGCATCGTAATACCAACATATAACAACTGTGAAAAGTACTTAAAACCGTGTGTAGACTCGATTATTAAGTATACTGATATGTCTGATGTGGAGCTAATTATAAGCGCCAACGGGTGCACAGACAACACAGAAGCGTATTTAAACTACTTAAAAACTGCTATACCACATTTTAAATGGGTAAATAGCAAAGAACCCCTGGGTTTTGCCAAAGCCGTTAACGCAGGTATCGGGGCACATAGCGCCGACAAGGTGGTAATTCTCAATAACGACACAGTTATTTTAGGTTCAGATTGGTTAAAACGATTGGATATCGGTAGTATTTCAGGGGTTTTAACAAATTATAGCCCTATCACCCAACGCAACTTTGCTGTGTTCTTTTGTGTGATGATTAGCCAAAAAGTGTTTGATACTATTGGTCTTTTAAACGAAGATTTTAACACCGGCGGTTGCGAGGATATTGAGTTTTGTTTACGAGCCGAAGAGGTAGGATTTCAGATTATTGATGTGGGCCACCGTGGTGATTTTCCAATTTATCATGCTGCAGAAGGAACCGTACACAATCCTGAGTTAGTGCAAAATTGGGATAATATTTTTTTGCTAAATGAACTTAAATTAGCCAAAAAATATAATTTAGATTGGTATCGTTGGCGTTTGTCAAACAACTACGAACGCGCGGTATTTCTTAAAGACGACCCGGTATTCCCACGCGAGACACAGCGTTATGAATGGGCAGTAGAGAATTTTGATGGTAATAGCATATTAGAAATTGGTTGCTCCACTGGTTATGGAAGGCAGTTCTTCCCAGACTACATTAACTACATTGGTTTAGATTACGATCCAATTATTATTGATGTAGCTAAAGAACAAAACTGGAACGGGTTTAATAACCTATTTGTCAGTGGTGATATTAACAAATTCATTCTAGGCCAATACGATACCATCGTGGCATTTGAAGTCATAGAACATCTTGACAATGGTTTAGAAATTGTTGAAAAGTTAAAAAATCATTGCAAACGACTTTTAATTACTGTGCCCCACAATGAACCAAAAGGTTTTTGGGGGGAGCATCATAAGCTGCATGGATTAACTGAAAAAGATTTTCCAGGTTTTAAGTTTGCGTATATAAGCCACAACGGCGATATATCAGACGTAATAGTACCAGTTTCAGAAACCAACCCGAGCAACCTAATGATTTGCCGGTGGGATAATGAGTAAAGTACTATGCTCGGTGGCAACTAGGGGTCGCTACTTTACAACATTACCCTTAGTATTAAACGCAATTATTAATCAAACAAGATCACCAGACAAGCTGATTGTGTTTGACGATAACGACGAACCGCAAGACATGCGAAAAGAGTTCATATATCAGTACTTTTTTCAGATGTTAGAGCACAAAGGTATTGAATGGGAATGGCAATACGCTGATAAAAAAGGTCAGCATCATATCCACCAACGTGCTAATATGATGGGCTATGATTGGATATGGCGGGTTGATGATGATGCGGTTCCTGAACCAAACGTCTTAGAAACGCTTTACAGCCACATAGGCGAGTTTGTTGGAGCAGTTGGTGGGTCAGTATTAACTCCCCCCTATTTGCCCAATACAGGCTCTGTAACGGGCTCTATTGACCAAATTGATAATGAGCCTAACATCCAGTGGGGTAAAATTGAACGAGTCAAGCAAGTTGAGCATCTACACTGTACTTTTTTATACCGCGCTGGTGTGCATGATTATAATCTTGGCCTATCACGCGTGGCCCACCGAGAAGAAACACTGTTTACATACGGTCTGCATCGAAAAGGTTATCAGGTATTAGCAGTACCCAATGCAGTAACATGGCACATGAAGAATCCGCAAGGCGGAATTCGTAGCGAAACAAGACAAGAGATGTTTGAGCACGATGAGCAAATATTTAAAAATGTCCTCAAAAACAGACACCATACTATTGTGGTGCTTAATTGCGGTCTCGGGGATCACATTGTTTTTAGTCATGTTTTGCCTGCTATTCGCAATCCCCTTGTTTTTACATGCTATCCTGAAGTAATACCGGGCAAGTCAATAGCCGAAGCATTTAAGTTGTTTGGTGACATTGAACCGTATAACATCTATAAAAAGATGGATCAGTGGAAGTGGAAGAACAGTTTAGAAGACGCATATCGGAAAATGTACTTATGATTATTATAGCACCGTATGCGCAGAAGTTAAGGACGGGTAAAGAAAATCCAAAAAACTATCCGTACTGGAAAGAGTTAATCGAGATAATTGACGAACCCATAGTACAAGTTGGTGTTGAGGGTGAAAAACAGCTTGTACCGAATTTTAAAAAAAATCTGCCTATTTCAGAGTTATGTAAGTTACTACATGAGTGCAAAACTTGGATTGGAGTAGATAGTTTTTTTCAACATTTAGCTTGGGATGAAGGAGTACCAGGTATTGTATTGTGGGGACCATCTGATCCATTGATTTGGGGGCATCCAGAAAATATTAATCTACTAAAAGACCGATCATGTTTAGTAGAAAATCAGTTTATTTGGTGGGAAGCCACCGAACACAAAAAAGAACGATTTGTAAAACCACAGATAGTTTTAAAAAATTTAGAGGAATAGAACATGGCCCAATCAGGCTACACGCCAATTAGTCTTTACTACAGTTCAACGTCTGGTGTTGCTCCAACATCGGGCAACCTTGTCAATGGTGAGTTGGCTATCAACATCACTGATGGTAAGCTGTACTTTAAAAATACTAGCGGCGCTGTTACGCTGTTAGCCTCTGCGGCTGGCGCAGTAGCTGCGACTAATCTTTCTGGCGGCACGTCAGGACAGATCCCTTATCAAAACGGTGCAAGCTCGACAACTTTCATGGTTGCACCAACAACTGCCAGCACTTACTTAGGCTGGAATGGTAGTGGCTTCTATTGGTCAAGCACCACGGGTGTGTCTGGTTATAGTGGCTTTAGTGGCTACAGTGGCGGCACCGGCACTAATGGAGCATCTGGTTACAGTGGTATTAGCGGCTACTCTGGCAGCGGCGTATCTGGCTACTCTGGATATAGCGGTGCTACTGGCACAGGAACATCTGGCTATAGTGGCTTTAGTGGCTACTCTGGCTACTCTTCATTTTCAGGTTTTAGTGGCTTTAGTGGATACAGTGGAGTATCTGGCTACAGTGGCTTAGGTTTATCCGGCTACTCTGGTATTTCTGGATACTCTGGGGCAGCATCATCGTCTACCGCTAACTCAGTAACATTTAACTCTGGCGGAGCTGGTGGAACATCCCCTGTCTCATTTAATGGTAGTGCGGCACAAACTATTTCGTACAACACAATCGGCGCGCCTGGTATCTCTGGCACTAATGCAACTGGCACTTGGCCAATTGGCATTAGCGGAACAGCTGCTACGGCAACCAACCAATCTGGTGGTTCTGTAAACGCAACCAGCATTGCGTACAGCACAACACTTACTGGCGGTACTGGTATTGT